CAAATGCGTATTGCAATTGGCGGACCTGGCACAATGACGCAGGAAGATAGGAATGTGTTGATGACAGCAATCGCAGATCCTACTGCTGTTATTAACTTTGCTGCACCAGAAAGACTTGGCGAGTTAAAGAAAGTTTTGGCAAGGAAATTTGTCGCTGATGCTCGCGCTAATGGATTTGGAGTCAAGTCTGTTCAATCAGTTCTTGATGCTAATTCGGATCCAGAAGATATTAATTCATTTGGTATGAAGAAACAGAATGCATTCAAAAGTGAAGCCGAAGCTCGCGCTGCTGGAATGCGTGATGGGGATGTTGTAAATATAAATGGTAAGCAATTCAAATTAGCTCCATAATAAATCAATGGCACTCATACCAGTAAATAGCAAGGGCGAGGAGATTGCAGTTGAGGCTCCAGTAACCCAAGAAACTCAGAGTAGAAGCATTCCAGAAATTGTTGGCAGGCAGGCTGGCCTAATCGCGCGTGAGGTAATTACTCCTGGTACTGCTGGATTGGTTGGTGGGGCATTAGCAGGCGCACCATTTAGGGTTTCAGCACCTGCTGCTCGCGTTGGTGCTTCAGGAGCATTCTTGGCAGATATCGGTGCAAAGGTTTATAATTCACTCGTTGCACAAGGTGACGAAAAGAAAAAAGTACCAGAACTAAGCGCAGTTCTCGAAGACATCAAGAATCAGATTGGACTACCAAAGCCAGAGACACCGCTTGAACGGATCGAGTCAAGGGTTGTTGGTGGAGCTGCAGAAACGCTTCCGCTAGTTATGGGTGGCCAAGCTATGGTTGGGCTAAAAAATGCGCCCAAGGCGATTAAGAAAATAGGTGAGATACTTGGTGCATCTCCAATGACTCAAATTGTTGGATCTGCATTAGGATCTGGAGCTGCTGCAACTGCTGGTGAAGCTGGTGCTAATCCAATTGAGCAAGGCTTGGTTGGATTGGCTGGATCTATTGCACCTTCTCCAATTTCTAGAATTGCCCAAGTAGCATCTACTGCAAAGAAACTTGGGGTATCCGCAGTACCAGCAGCGATTGCTGGAACGGCTGGGGCGACAGAAACATCTAGGAATTTGATACTTCGGTTTCTGCGCGGAGGTAAAACGCAAGAACAGATAGCCAAAAATGTTGAGTTGTATGGAATGGCTGGAACGACTCCTACCCTTGGTCAGGCAGTTGAAAATCCATCGATTCAGGCTCTTGAAACTAGCGTTGGAAGATTCCCAAGCGGAATGGAAGCAATGCGCGAGAAGGGTATTGCACAGCAGGCAGAGGTTGGAAAGAAAGTCGAAGAATTGAGAACTCAGCTATCTCCAATCACTGAACCAGTAGAGGCAGGCAAGGCAATTCAAAAGGGATTTTCTGAGGTATTTGTGCCAAGGGCGAGGCAGACTCAGAAGGCTCTTTACAATCGTTTTGATCAATACATGCCAGAACGTACACCTGTCAATTCTGATGAGACAATGGGACAGCTATATCAATTTGCAAATAGGCTTGGTAATGCTTCTCCAGAATTACAAGCATCAATTTCTAATACACAATTAACATCGTTACTTGGTGGTCTTGAGGAAACAAAGAAATTAAATCCATCTGGACAAATTCCATTTAACGTCTTACGCGATTTACGTTCTTGGGTTGGCGAAAAGATAGCCACAGTTGACCTTGCTCCAGACGTACCGAAAGCACAATGGAAAAGCCTATACGGAGCATTGTCTAGAGATCTTGAGAACGCAGCAGCACAACAGGGTCCAGAAGCTCAGGCTGCATTTAAGAAGGCTAATACATACACCAAGAAATTCCACGATACGATGGATTCGATTCAGTCTGTTATTCTGGATAAGAATCCAGAAGATGCGTATCAAGCCGTAATCAGCGGTGCACGTAATGGACCAACCAAGCTGCGCGAAGTATTTAATGCTGTACCAAAAGACGCTCAGAAGGCCGTATCGGCTGCATACATCTCAAGGATGGGCAAGGCTGTTGCTGGTCTGCAAGACGAAACAGGAGATGTATTTAGCACATCTAAATTCCTTCAAAATTATGCGAAACTTGACAATGCGTCAAAAGATATTTTATTCGGAAGATTTGGTAGTCAGTTCAAAAAGGACATAGATACAATTGCACAGGTTTCCAATAAGATCAGGGAAAGTGCAAGCATCCTAGCAAATCCATCAGGTACAGCAGGCGCAGTAGTTGGTCCCGCCACGATGGCAAGCGTAGCTGGTTCTGCATTTTCTGGTAAGTTTGGTTTTGCCCAAGGAGTACTTGGAACTCTGGCTGGAGCCAACCAGGCTGCCAGACTATTCACAAATCCTGAGTTTGTGAATTGGCTGGCCAAAAACTCGAACAAGCCTGTGTCAAATACATCAGCTGCGCTTGCAAATCTTTATCAAATCTACAAATCAAACCAAGATCCAGACATCAAGGAAATTCACGATGCTCTCCGCAATCAAGCGGTTGAGCAAGAAATCAAGAAGAAATAGGGTGCGCGATGAGCGGAATAGAAGTAGATCCGCTCCTATTGGCAGCATTGGAGACAGTAAAGTTCGAGGGTAGGTTTGATCACAATGGCAATTTGACGATGTACAAGTTGCCTGATGGGGATGGTGGTGGAAGCTATGAGATAGCTGGAATCAATGACAAATATCACCCAGAAGAATTTAAGAGAATCTCGTCGTTGCCAGCGCAAGAAAGATCGAAAGAAGCTGCGCGATACATCAAAGAATATACAAGTCCGCTCGTATCCAAACTGCCTGAAGTCATGCAAGCATTCACACAAGATCTTGCGTTCAATAGAGGGATGGGCGGTGCAACAAAGTTTATCCAGAAAGGGCTAAATTCTTTGGGTGTAAAGGTAGTTGTAGACGGAAAAATTGGACCAAAAACTTTGGAAGCAATAAATAAGGTTCATCCGCGCGCGCTGCTGCAGGCAATTAGTAATGCTCAGTTAGATTATGAATACGAACTTGCCTACAACGACTCAAGCCGAAAGAAGTTTATCAGCGGACTTGAGAACAGAATCAGAAATCGGCAGGCGATGTGGGGGGTAGGTTAATGCGGAAAGAGAAGAGGACGAAGAATAGTGTTACCAGCTCCAATGCTCGCTCCATCAGATCCAACAAGGATGAGGTTCGGACTACTTCCAACCTTAGCAAGCGCGCTATCCGTTCCAACGTAGCTGCCACCAGCACGGACGACTGCACCGCCTCCAGGCTTGAGAAAGCTATCGCCAACTTTGACGTAGGCTCCTTCAGGCGTAAGGAATGTGTCACCTGCTCGAACGAGCGCGCCACCAGCACCCACAGCGGAATTCCCAGCAAGAACATGCGTGCTGTTTCCCCTGTATACAGCAGCAACAAATTCTTGGCTGATGTAATCATTCGCGAAACATGTAGCGGAGCAAAGAAACAAGGCGAATATAGTTGTTGTTTTCATGTGAATAAATCTCTACCAAGGAAGGGGTCATGTCAACCATGAAAATTAAGTTATCCCCACGCCAGATCGGTGCGGTAGGAGTCTCAAGGGTTGTAAGCTCGCTTTTGAGATGTGGCTATAATGTGCTTGCTCCACTAGAGGATTTTTCTGGATATGATTTGGTGGCTGAAAAGCATGGCAAGTTCCATCGAATCCAAGTCAAGGCAGCACAGAATGTTGAACCTGGTAGGACTAGATATCGTTTCACAACATCCTGTGGGTCTGGATACAATGCACCAAAGAAGCTGATTACAGGTGTGGATTATGTGGCTTGCTGGGCAATGAATGATGACGTTTTCTGGCTGTTGCCAATTGCACGTTGTAAAAGCGTAACAACTTTGCTTTGCCCATCGACAGGGCAAAGCTGGCGTGTATTCCAAAACCTATGACCGAGAAGGAGGCGTGGGATTATTTTGAGAAAGGACTGAAAGACGTGCAGTCTTTCGATGAGGCCGTAGAGTGGGTTAAGAAAAATCAAAAGATGGTTAGGAAACTCACGATGCAAGCAATGATTCGCAAGTTTGATCAAGATATTAGTAAAGCTAATAAAACTTGGCTTAATTAAAAATAGATCTCGACGTACCTTGGGTTGGTCTGCTAAAACCAACAAATGGGCAAAATTAACAGTAGAGCTAAAGGCGCAGCAGGAGAGCGTGAACTAGCAAATTACTTACGCGAGCAGGGATGGCAAAAGGCTCGCAGATCACAGCAGTACGCTGGAAATCCTGAAGGCGGATCAGGTGATGTTGTTTGCGAAAACTTTCCATTTCACATAGAAGGCAAACGATGCCAAGCACTCAAGCCAGAGGACTGGATGGAGCAGTCAAAGCGTGACTGCCCAGAGGGCAAGATACCAGCAGTGTTCTTTCGCCGTAATGGCCGTAAGGAATGGCTCGTTATTCTTACAGCAGATTCAGTCTGCGAATTAGCTCGACAACTCGCACCCGCCAATGTCACTATTGAATATGTTAAAAACCAACCAACTCAAACAGCAGTACAAGGATTTTATGTCAAACAACCATCCGATCTCACAATTCTTAATCCCAACAAATAAGAATCTGTTTTCAGTACTAGTCAAACTTACCCCTGAAACAAAAACCAAAACCAAAAGAAAGGTACTAAATAAATGAGCCTAACACTAAGTGAATCGGCGAAAGCAACGGAACGTCAACTGCCTGAGGCAGGGACGACGATGGGAGTATTGGTCAGCCTAGTTGATCTTGGCTGCCAGAAAACCAACTGGGATGGTGAGGAGAAGTGGTCGCCCAAAGTGCGATTGACCTTTGAATTGCCTGACCAGGTGATTGATGGAGAAGTGGTGGAGAATGGCAAAACCACAAAGGTTACCAAACCTATGATGGTCAGCCTTGAGTTGACTCGTTCGCTAGGTGAGCGCGCAACACTCCGCAAGCACCTTGAGTCTTGGCGCGGTGCAGCTTTCACGGCGAAAGAACTGGCCTCGTTCAGCCTCAAGAATCTGCTTGGCAAGGCAGCTCTCCTGACCTTGATGCACAAAACATCGCAGGCTGGAAGGCAGTATTGTGCGATCAATGCGATCAGCAAATTGCCGAAGGGAATGACTGCTCCGAAAGAATCAGTCAACTCGCAGATGTTCTACGAGATTGAAAATGGCCAGAACGATGTCTTTGCATCTATGCCAGAATGGTTGCAGGACAAGGTGCGAGCCAGCAAGGAATTCCTGATGGCAACAGGCAAGCCTGCGTCTACAAAAACGGAACTTGACGCAGATGGCAACCCAATGCCGTTCTAAATTGTATGGCTCTTATAATTAAATCAAAAGAGCCATCGACAGCTAGACTTGTTCAAACCGAGTCTAGCGGTCATTGGTATACCGCTGATGGCGAGTCCGCCCATACTATTATGGGCAAGAATGGCAACTTTAGGAATACGACTGTTGCCGATGCTAGGAAGATGCTTCTTTATCCTAGCGTCACATCGATTCTGTCCATCCTAGATAAACCGCAACTTACAAGCTGGAAAATTGAGCAGGCAATCATGGCATCGCTTACGTTGCCAAAGGAGGAAGGTGAAACACTCGAAGAGTACGCAAAGCGTGTTGTCCGCGATTCCAAAGAATCCACAAGTAAGGCTGCCGAACACGGAACCAATATGCATGAGCAGATGGAGCATGTGCTATTGGGAAGACCTCACTCGCAGGATGAGGCGATCCAGCCATACATCACGACATTCAAGAAGTGGGCAGAAGAAAACGTAGAGAAGACGTACTGGTGTGAGAAGGCTCTTGTTGGCGCAGGGTACGCTGGTCGCTGTGACGCATATGTGAAGTTGAAAGGGATTGGTGATGCGATAATCGATTTAAAAAATCGCAAGGTGAATCCAAAATATGATCCGTTCTATGAAACATCAGACTGTCCACAGTTGTGGGCTTATAGAACCGCGAGCGAGAATCCGAGGGCAGCGTGCGTATCCATCGTGCTCGCCTCAAATGATTCGAGCAAGCTGATGACTAGGGTATGGGAAGATGATGAGCTGTATCAGGCTGGGATTGCGTTTAACGCGCTCTTGAAAGTGTGGGCTTGGGTTAAGGGTTATACTCCTCCTGGGATGAAGTTGTGATTGTAATGCCAACAAATAATACTGGCTTTATGATTGGATACTTAGCTGGTAAATTCAAGGATTCAATTGGACTGCTAATTTCTCCAAATGGTTGGAGGTATCTTCCAGAGGTGATTCCATATGCACTCGATAATGGGGCTTATTACGCATTCACAAATAAAACAGAGTGGGACGAGAAAGAGTTTTATAAAATGCTGGATAAGGTTCCATGCTGGAATAAGCCGCTGTGGGTTGCCTGTCCAGATAAGGTAATGGACAAAAATGAAACTCTAAAATTATGGGACAAGCATTATGAGAAAATTTCTGAATGGAAATATCCAGTTGCATTTGTTGCGCAGGATGGGATGACTCCGAACGATGTTCCTAGCGAGGCTGAAATTATTTTTATGGGTGGATCTTTTGAGTGGAAGTGGAAGATGCTTCCAGAATTTTGCTCCATAGGCAAAAGAGTTCATTGCGGAAGAGTCAATTCGTATGAGGGATTGTGGATATGTGATGAAAATAATGTTGAAAGTTGCGATGGAACTGGTTGGGTTAGGGGTGGAATGAAAAGATTGCAACCTCTTATAAAATATCTAGAAGAAAAATATGGAAACGGAAGGAGTCAAAAATGTTTGCTAAAGACCTAAACAAAACAAAGTTAGGTGGAGTCAAATATACTGTTATACAGTCTTTCAAATTTGATGCTTCACACAATTTGAGAAAGGAAGATTTTTCATATTTGCATCACAACTCATTGGTTGGTCTTATGAAATGTTTTCATAATCACGGCCACACCTACTCGCTTGATGTCGAGTGGGAGGGTTTCCCAACTGACCAAGAGCCTATGATTTATCCATTTGGAGAGCTTAAGGACTACACAAAAACACTTGTTCGGTGCTGCGACCACAGCAATTTGAATGAGGTATTTGATTTTCCAACTACCCTAGAAAATGTTGGGAACTGGTTCTTTAAGAGACTCAAAACATTTGAATGTGAAAAGCTAAAATTGAGAGCGATTGTTTTGCGTGAAGGCTCAAACAATAGAATAAGGGTAGAAAATATATGAAACCAAAAGTATATCTTGCTGGCGCAATCTACGGCACAACCAACGAAGAGCAGGAGTGGCGCAGGATTGCATCCGAAAGCTTGTCCGAGATTTATGATGTTTTAAATCCTCTGGATAGGGATTATCGTGGTACAAAATTTGACACAGTAAACAGTTCAATAATAGTAAAGGAGGATATGATGTGTGTAGATAACTCAAGTGTGGTTCTGGCAAATTGCGATAAACCAGGCTGGGGAACTAGTATGGAAATTTTTTACGCACACATGAAGGGCAAGCCAGTTCTATTTTTCACATCAAATGACAATCCATCGCCATGGTTGTTAGCTAGGGCAAGGAATGTTGGGACGTTGGAAAATGCAATTAAAGAACTTAAAGATTTTGCTGAAACAATTATTAGGTGCGGAAAATGACCGCACCAACAATCCAAGAAATGGGCAACGCTGCGCAAGAGATTGTGTGGCGCGTTATGGGTAAAGGATCAGATAAATCTGGCTACGGAGACTGGCTGGAGAAGGATCGGCCTACCCACGATTACCATATCGCCAGAGCAATTCGCCACTTAGCCACTGCGCAGATGCAACTCCACAAGTCAACTCCATGCCCTGATTCCAACGGAGAAACAAGTATTGACCATCTTGAGCGCGCTCTGGTAAGATCCCTATTCGTATTAGCACAAATTAAAAAGGAGGTTCCGAGACTATGAGATGGATTAAGAAAGAATTGGATGAGGATGGCAAACCAGAGTGGGCGGTTTACATAGACGAAACTGGTGAGGGTAGGGAAGAGGACTGGTCCCATTTTGATACTTACAAGACACGAGATGAAGCAATCGATGGCTGCAAGCATATCACTTGGGAAGACTACGATTGTAGCAATCGTTGAGTTATGCTGAAGGCAGTTTCTGCGATATTGCTGCTTACTACAGCGTCAGCAATAAATCTTAATGTAGATACGCAGCCACCCAAGAAGAAGATCAAGGTTCGCGTCACTGGTTACTGGCCAGGAGAGGATAGTTACACCAGTAAGTTTCAGAGTAGCGAGGGCGTGCGCCTAAAGGCTGGCAGACATTGTGCAACAGACCACAGGATCATACCAGCATGGAGCAAGGTTAAGATAGTCGGCTGGCAGCAGGAGTGGGTTGTTGTGGATACAGGCACAGCGGTCATTCAAAGAAAAGCAAGTGGGTCAAGCAAATTACCTGTTTTAGATTTATTTTTTAAATCACAAAAAGATTACGAAAAAGCTAGACTGCCTAAATACGCGACAGTAGAAGTTTCGAAATGAAAAGAGCATTAGTCACTCAGGCGTTCGGAGATAAGTGGGAAGAGCTACTTAAAGTAACGCAGCCAAGGATGGAGGCGTACGCAAAGAAGTACGCAATTGATTTCATGGCGATCACGAAGCCAGTCACGCAGCCAATCCAATATTCAAAATTGGCAATTGGGAACATCATGCTCGCTCGCGGTTATGAACAAGTGACATTCCTAGACGCAGATGTGCTTGTTACAGCCGACTGCGAGGATATTGGAAATCCTGATTCGGAAGGAAGTCAGCATTACTTTTGCGCCTTGGATGAGGGCGAGTTCCTAGACAGGAAGAACGGAATGGTCGAGTTGGCCAAAGGATTTGGAGGAAAGATCACGCCGAGGTTCTACGTCAATACTGGCGTATTCGTAGCGAGCAATAAGTTCCTAGGCTTATTCTCATGCCCACCATTTGGATGTTATCCCAACCATTTTGGCGAGCAGACATGGATGAACGTGCAGGCACATATATGGGGCATGGAGTTGACTCCGCTTGATCCAGCCTATAACTGTATGACAAGCGTCGAAGCGCACTTTGGATTGGATAGGTACAAGGATGCCTACATAATCCATTACGCTGGGCAGTCGGCTGATATGGACAAGCTGATCGAGCTGGTTAAGTCCGACGATGCAAAGTTAAAAGAGGCTGGGCGATGACTTTCGTCAAGGTTGTTCCAGAATGCGGACGCTGGAGGATTCACACTCTTGCAGGCAACGTGATTGGTCCGCGCTTGCATGGTGCTGTTCCTCCAGGTGGGTTGCCTCCTCTGGAAGATTTGTTTGACAATAAGGATGACGCACAGGCTGCTGCCTTACTTTGGAACACATACGCGCATTGGGTTGCCTCGACACGCAAGAAGAAGAAACGTCGATGATATCCACTCAATTCACCAAGGGAGATTATGACGAAAGGCTGCAGCAGCTAGCAGGCGAGGTTGCAATACAGGCTATCCGCGATTTACGCATGCTCAGAAGGAGGGGGATTGTTATGGGCATGAAGCTTGCACCTGGAGCCAAGCACAAGACGATTAACGATGCATGGGAGTATCGGAATACTTCCGAGATAAAACGATTGTTGCGAGACTTTAAGAATGGAACAGTCGGATGGTGGTGCAGGGCTGCAGGGATCAGGATTGACAATAAAACCTTACTCCGAAGAATGAACGAGGAGAATTATGGGATTGCTTGAAACCATAGGCGACATGATCTGGGTTGTGACTTGGCTGCTATTTATGCTGGCCGTACTTGTATCGATTGCGCTTGCTGGCGTGTTTATTGTTTACAAGTTGATTGAATTCATTAAGGAAAATGTGCTGTGAGAAGTTCCAGTGGATTGCACGAAACATATGAAGACATTGCCAATGAAAAGCGAATTGTGTTGGAGTTTGCCAAGCATTGTGATGGCAAGGCAAAATACATGCCGAAAGCTTACCCATTTGACGCGATGATCCTAAAGGGTGACAAGTACGCATTTGTTGATGTAAGGAAGACTGGATACGAAATAGGAAGGTTTCCAACGCGATGCCTGTCGCTGCAAAAGTATATATCCCTAAAGTTATATGCTGCATTCGCCCCCACGTTCTATGTGATCGAGTGGGCAGATGCTATTGGGTATTATGAGATAAAGGAGAATAGCAAACTTCCTTTGTTTTACATGTCGAGGGATAGTGGCGACTCCCGCGACAACGAGCCGTGTGTTGAGATTCCGATTGCAGACTTTAAAAGGTTTTGATGTTACAGTTAAATCCAGAGTTATGGGTGATGACACCCAAGGGAGAGGGATTGGCATTCATTGTCACCGACTATGGAATGGATCATAACAAAATATTCACTGTTATGCTGAATTGTGGTGACATCCTAGATTTTGACATTAAGGATTGCAGGCGATGCGAGAATCCATCATTCTGCATTAAACCAAATAAGCCACCAATTCCACACTATGAACATTAATGAAAATCAGCATATCACAATTGACGGACACAATGTTGCTCCTGGTGATTGGTTCGCCTGTATTGATGATACTCCTGAAACGAGCGCGTTGTATTATCTTGGGAATGATGGCAGGCAGTATGCGTCCTATTTATCAGAAGCAGTCTTCGTCGGTAAACCATAAACAGAAAGGAAACTAAAACCATGCTAGGTAAAGACGTATCAAAGAACATGCATGAATTAGCGATGGACAACAAGAAGAAGGGTAAGGCTCGTGGTGCTGGTGGAGTACCTCGGTCCCGCAATCAGATGATTGCCATTGCGTTGTCAGCTGCTGGTAAAAGCAAGCCACGCAAGTTCAAAGCTAAGTCTGGAATGTAATGACTGAAGAGGCAAAATCACGCCTCCAGTGGTCGCGCGATATCCTTCTCATTGCTCGCGGAAAGCTGGCAGTTGAGAGGGATCGCGTGAGCCATGGCCATGCCATAGATATGATTCAGATCATAACCATGGTGGATGCTGCCGCCCTGATAGCGAAGGAGATTATTGAAGGTGAATGAAAAAACCCACCTCGACTTATTTAGTGGGATCGGAGGATTTGCCTTGGCAGCAAAGTGGAATGGATATAGAACCGTTGGCTTCTGTGACAACGAACCCTACGCACAAGCAGTCCTCAAAAAGCATTGGCCAGAAGTGCCATGCCACAAAGACATCCGAGAAGTACGAGGCGAGCTATACGCAGGAGTCACTATTCTCACAGGCGGATTCCCATGCCAGCCGTTTAGCGATGTCGGAAGAAAACGAGGACAAGCAGATGACCGCTACCTCTGGCCTGAAATGTTTAGGGTTATATGCGAAGCAAGGCCCACTTGGGTGCTTGGCGAAAATGTTGCTGGAATCAAAAACATGGCACTCGACCAGGCGTTGTCTGACTTGGAAGTCCAAGATTACGAAGTCCAATCGTTTGTTATTCCAGCTTGTGCCGTCAATGCTCCGCACAGAAGAGATAGGGTCTGGATCTGTGCGATGGATGTGGCCGAGTCCAAGAGCTTGCGAAATGGAGGGCGGAGTAGTAAGGGCGGAGAACGATGGGAAGGGATGGTACAGAAAGAACAAGAAGGGCGTGAGATGGGGGGTGAAACTGAAAGATGCCGTAGCAGCACTGGAGAATGGTCAGAAGAATCTGAATCCTCAATTTGTAGAATACTTGATGGGGTATCCAATAGGGTGGACAGATGTCACGCTCTTGGAAACGCTATCGTCCCGCAAGTCGCGTCAGAAATCATCAGATGCATCAACCAAGTAATGGAGGATAACAAATGAAACTATGGAAAAATAACACACCAGCAGTCCACGTTGTGGACGATAATAAACTGTGGCCACGTTGTAGCTACATCCTACCTGACGAGTTGACCAACGCTCCGTTCAACGAGGCGATACCTGTTCCACATAAGATCAAGCCATACTATCCAGGCAGGTCTGAAGGTGGTGCGACTGCCTTATACCGAGCTGGAGCAATCGGTGACGCAATCATGGCGACTGGAATCGTGCGATACTTGGTAGACACCTCTGGAGGCACAGTCGATATTTATTGCCCTGCTCGCAACATGTCTCTGTTTGCTGGGCTTGGTGCGAATGTATATCCACTACCACCCACGGAGGAAGCATGGGATTCATACGATGCGCACGTTGTGCTAGATGATTTATTTTCAGGCAAGGTTGGTGGAACGGAACTAGGTACTGGACCTGGCTGCCACTACGACAGGATCTACAATTGGATGGGGGCAGAGGGGATTGTAGCTGATATCACTGGCAGAGCTGGAGATGTTAAGCTTGTCGATCCTAAGTACAAGCGTCCGCACCTATACGTTGTCCAACCTGACCATGAGGAGTTGGTGAAGAGTGGACGCTGGCCTTTGCCTAATCCTTACTTCGTCTATCACGTTTCGTCATCTGGTCCGACACGCACCTATCCACCGCAGCTAGGTAAGTTGGCGGTGCAGGCGTTACTGGAGGAGTTCCCCAAACATCATGCGGTGATCATAGGGCTGGACAGGTCAATTGACTTTAACATCCAGCATCCGCGCATATTTGATTTGTTTAACTCAACCGCAAATGTTCGCACGTTATTCCCAGTCGTGAATGGTGCTGACTTCGTTGTCGCACCTGATAGCAGCGTGAACCACATGGCAGCTGGTTTGGATACGGCGTGCATATCCTTATGGGGATCGTACGACCCAATGGATCGCTGCAAGTATTATCCAAAGTCATATCCAGTGTTTGCGCCTGAAGTTTGCCCTCACGCTCCATGTAGACCCCACGGCGCGCTACCACAGGCTAAGTGCAAGGACGCGAGCAATAAGACGAAAGGCACGCAGTACTGGTGCAACGCACTTCGCAACATCACGGCTGAGATGATTGTGGAGAAAGCGAAGAAGGCGATGGAGGACGAGAAGGATTAATTAATCCCCGCATGGTGCGCAGGGAGAGCCTGCGACTGAGGTCTGTTGTGGCTCACATGAAACAAAGGGGATGATTTAAAAGAATATTGTTGCACTTTCATTTTTTATCAGGACAATTCCGAAATGATCACACCACAACAAAAAGCAGAATCGGTAGTCGGTAAGGTAGAATGGCAGTCGGAGAATCACGGATTGTGCCGATGCCCAGGTGAACACTTCCACACCAGCAACACGCGAGTCAGGGATACGACTGTATTCGTTGACTCAGTCCCAACGATCTTTTGTTGGCACACCAGCTGTCAGGCAGTTCGCGGTGAGGCTAATTATAAGTTGCGGAAGCTAATTCTAAACGATCCGCTTTACAGGCCGATGCTTGCACCGATGTCGACGAGCGGAACTAACCAAATTAAACTCGTAATCGAACGTGATGTTGAGAGTGATATAATCCAGCGAATTGGAGTGATTGCACAATCCAACCGAGCAAGATATCTGGCACATTATAAGTGGGACCCAGCTGATATGTTCGAGCAATCTCCTGTTCGTATTGGTGACGCACCATCCGATCAGTACAAAACTCTGTTGTCGCTGTTTAAGCCTGACGACATTGTCTGGATCGGCGCGGTCAAGGATAGTGGCAATCATCCCCAAAACTTTCGCGCTGCATCCGAATGGTTGGAGATGAGCGAGCCAGTCGGTCAGTTCATTACTGGATCGGCATTCAAAGCTGGCACGATCAGCAGGGCGAACGAAAACGTGGAGGTGAGAAGATTCCTTGTAGTCGAGAGTGATGAGTTGTCGAAGGCTGAGATCGGCGCGGTGTTCCAGCTTATGCGCGATTTATTCAAGATGAGGCTTTATGCGGTTGTCGACACGGCAGGCAAGAGTCTGCATGGATGGTTTGATCCGATGCCTAATCCAGAATGGGAGAAGCAATTGAAAGCGTTCCTAGTTCCTATGGGATGCGATCCAGCGACATTTAAACCCAGCCAACCTGTGAGGGTAGCTGGAGCAATGAGGGAAGAGAAAACGCAAAGCCTGCTTTGGTTTTGCAAGGAGGGGAAATAATATGATCGAGCCTGCTGTAGCATTAGGGCTGAAGCCTTCGGTTGACCAATGGCCACCGATTAAAACGTATAGTGAATTGCTGACCGATAACTTGAAGGAGCCTGATGTGCTTATCGATGGCATCCTGCACCAGGGTGGTAAGCTGCTCCTTGGTGGTGGCAGCAAGGCGTTTAAGAGCTGGAGTCTGATTGACCTCGCGCTGTCGCTGCACTCAGGCACTCCTTGGTGGGGTCAGAAGTGTACCAAGGCAAAGGTGCTGTTTATTAACTTCGAGATTCAGGAATGGTCGTTCCGTTCGCGACTTGCTGACGTAATTCACGCCAAGGAACTGCAGGGCAAGGTGGATGACTTCGATGTGTGGACGCTCAGAGGTTACGCTGCCGACTTGACATTGATTCGCCCAATCATCGAGAAGCATATCGAGGGGCGCGGATATCAGGCGATTATACTTGACCCTAACTACATGTTAATGGGTGACCGCGACGAGAATAGTGCTGGCGATATGGGCGCGCTTATGAATGAGTTTGAGTATCTTGCCACGCGCTACAATCTGTCGGTAATCCTCTCACACCACTTCTCCAAGGGCAACAAGTCCAGCGCAGAGGCGATTGATAGGTTCAGTGGCAGCGGTGTCTTTGCTCGCAATCCAGACTCGCTCGTAGTACTTACGGCACATGAAGAGGATGAGAAGACGTTCACCTGTGAGATGACACTGCGCAACTTCCCACCTGTCGATCCGTTCGTAGTGCAATGGAAGTACCCCATGTTCAGCGTAAACTATAACCTGAACCCTGATGAGCTTAAGCAGACTGGTGGAAAGAAGAAGCTGGTGGGCGATGCAAGGCTCCTAAAAGAGATGGGTTCACGCGAGTTCACGGCCTGCGACCTGTTCCGATTTGTGCAGGAAAAGTTCCAAGTTTCGGAGTCAACCGCCAAAAGACATGTAAAACGCATGTCTCAGGCTGGCAAGATACTGAAGGAGAATGGGTTATATACCGCTAACCAGTCGGTTTTTTGAGGTGTCAATTCGCGGTGTCAAAATGGGTTCTTCTACACTAGTGTCATTCCTATATATATAAAGAACCAGAACCCACGGAGGAACCAAGGGAAAGGGGGACTCCTTAGTCCGTCCCCCTTCCCCTTTCACCTGCGGTGTTCCGTAGTGAATTTTCAAACGAGCGGGACCAGAAAATAAATGACACTGCACCGCTTCCACCGCCTCACCTGCCAAGGCTTGGTGGTGGGGTGGGATGTGATACAATCAGCAAATGAACAATTCTAAACCTGGTCTGTATGCAAATATCAATGCTAGGCGTAAGGCTGGCACTAGTCGTCCTAAATCAAAAAGCACGATCTCTCCAAGAGTGTATCGAGTGATGAAAGCGAAAAAGGGTGGATTCGCGCCACGATAGAGATCTTCTAAAGCAGGCGCATGTTTTCATTGGCCTGCTACAGAAAGAGAATGCCCAGCTGCACGCAGTACTCAGGCAGTTGGGTCAGCTGGTGGATGACATGGATAACAATTGTTCATACGAGGTGTTTGAGCATGAGTGGGCTGAGATAGCGTTGTCTATGGCCAAGCTATCGAGATTCTTTGCCAAGCATCAAGAAGACCTTGCTGCCCTAAAGGATTCCAATATATTCGAAGGAGAGATCGACGAGACATGAGTACACAAGACCTGCCCTGCAATAGTCCTAGGCGCACTCCTGGTGCAAACAAGAAGTTTGTTGTGAGAGCCTGTCAGAATGGGCAGTCTAAGACAATTAGGTATGGTGACCCTGAGATGACCATTAAGAAGGGTAACCCAGACCGCAGGCGTAGTTTCAGGGCTAGGCACAAGTGTGATTCAGAGAAGCCTAGCAAGATGACCGCAAGGTACTGGTCATGCAAGAATTGGTAGGCATATGAAAAAAGGCTCTAAAAGGCCACGCAATCGAGCGAGGATGCCTCTAAAACGCGTCGATGCCGACAACCAAGTAGTGGATAGCGGGACAATTAAGAAAAAACCTATTATTGATCGTCTACTTGGGAACAGGGCTTGTTGCTGTTTTATTGGCAAGTAATTTCAATTTCTATCCCTTATGGGACAAATTTGGATTTTGTAAATCCTAGATTTTGAATTTCGGATTTTCCATCCTTATTGGGCAATTTCTGGATTTTCCATCCTTATGGGGGCTTTCTCGGATTCAGTAGACTCTTTCTTGGTGAGTCGGTATTTTTCCCATCGTGCCATGACCGCGCGCTGCGCTTGTTCCCTAGTTCGAGCCTTGCTAGATCCCTTTACGCTTCCCCCCTTCTTCCCCATTGCGGAAAAGTACGCTCGAACTTCTTTGGTGAGTTCACTCATTTGAATATATTAAAGATTGGGAAAATTATTAGCAAGCACGAAAAGCCGTTGGGGTTTGAACCCTTGGCTCAATCCATCCTACGTTCCCCTCCGTTACGATGGGAAACGAGGAGGGACTAGATATATATTGCCTTTTTAATCTTTTCTTCGAATTGCCTGAATGACTCGGGGCAATCCTTACCAGCTGCCTCAATCTCCCAGAGTATCTCCTCCAATAGATTATCTAATTTCATTTTCTTTTCCTCTTTTCCTTTATGTTCCGCGCATTGCTGCGCTTATATTTATTTAGGTTCCGCTATCGCGTCACCTCTCCTCCCCTGCGCTACCAGGAGAGACGAGGGGAAACTAATCTTTTCCCAAGATAGAAACCATAACAAGGCTCAATATGGAGCCTAGTACTATCCCGCAGCAGAATGTATAAAGTTCACTCATTTTCGATTATCCCTTTCTTTCTTAATAATCGCGGTCCACTCCATTCCATTGCGAATTGTCCACAAGGACGCTCGACGGAACGTAGTAAAACGCGCAAAAAACTGCCCTACCGAATTGTAAACCGCATAATACGTCATGACGCGCTCGCAATCTGCGCCACGCGCTTTTTCGACATGCCATGAGGAATGAACCCCACGATCACCGAACGATCCCCACGCGAGCAGAGTTTGCAACTTGCGCATGTAACCCCTTCACGCTTCTGCGCAGGACAAACGACAACGCGCCTACCTTGCGGGGTTTGCGTATTGTCTTCAGTTCCTGCTGGTAGGATTGTCACTACTGGAGCGATCCCCAAGGATGCAAGTTTATCGGCATGCGCTAGGCCGTTCGCGGAAAGATTAATTACAAATCCCTCCCTATTCGCTGCGCCTATCGCGTCACGATTCTTTTCAGCGTTCTTGTCCTGCTCATCTAATACTGGTTTATGGGTATAAGTGAATCCCCTCCGTCCGCGATTAGCTTTAGCAAGTTTACCTAGGAGCGTGCCATCAACGTAGTTATTGTCTCCAGGCAGATCGCCGATTTGATTATGTCGCCATAATTGACCTTGGGGAAGTTTGGCTACAGACTCGCAGAATCCATCCCAAGTAGTGCCACGATCTGCGCGGTCAATAGCATTCCAGTGAAAGCGAATGTGACCGCCTAGGCCGTAGCAGCCTTTTTCTTTCAAGGGACATGCGTCAGGACAAGTTGAACTTCCACTGCCTGAAACTGGAATCGATCCAGTTTTGACGTTGGAAGAGGATAGGGTGAGGTGAACTAGTGGAGGGAGATTCATTTGATCTTCCCCATCAGGAATCCGAAGCAGATTCCAGCGAAAAAGATGATGCCGATAGTTTGGGGTAGGTTGTTCATTTTATATTCTCCTATGTTTACCAGGTTAATTTATACCCCAACGCGTTAAGCATGTCCTTAACGCGCCAAGGAAGGTCGAATGCTCCATCGAAATCCACAACCTCTTTACCATCTATAATGAGTCCCCCGCTTCCATACCCATCGTCGTTACTGGATGCAACCTCCCAACTTCCAATCCCATCACTTCCAATTTCAATATGTACGTCAACCCCTGGTTTATACTTTTCTATAATGTTTCCACTCGCGTTAACGTCGACAACGCTATCTTTCGCGAAATGTTGGCGTGCTTCAATTGCGCCAGAATTAAACCGCTTAATTTCCATGCCATTTTTGCGAGAGACTTGCACCGCGCTCGCTTCGGTTTGTGTTGTGTTGTTCATACGTTCAACATACGCCAACGGCTTGTGATGTCAAGGGGTTTTTTTAAAATATTTTCATGCTAAAATATGGGGATGGAAGCAATGCCAAGCGATGCGCCACTTGCGCAGGATAAGGGGAAGAATGGCAAGTCTTCCCTATATAACGATCAGATCGCCCAGGAGGTGATAGACGCTTGTCGTAGCGGTTTCACCATAGAAAAGGCTGGCGCGCTCGTCGGCCTATCGCCTAGCACTATAAAATCCTGGTGCACTCGAAAGCCTGACTTTGCGCGCAGAGTGGAGACTGCTAGAAAAAAGCACGAACTGGCATTGCTGCGCGACATAGAGCTAGCAGGTCAAAAGAGCTGGCAAGCGAAAGCATGGATGGCCGAAAGGATCTATCAATACGCGCAGCCTAGCGCGCGTCTCCAGGTTCAAGGCAGCGTCGAGCATGGTTTGGGCGCAGGTTTGGCGCAGATTTTAGCAGGCTCTCTCTCAAAAAAAGAAAAGCCTGCGCAAGTAATTGAGACGCAATCTGTAACAGAACGCATTAGTGATATTAATACTAAATACAATACTTATTGTGCGACAAACCAAACCGCTCCAAAACTTGAGGATGCAAAGCCGAAAGATATTGACCTGGTCGCGCTGCCCAAACGCACGCGACATGTTCCGATGCGCAGGAGGGTTCCGCGAAAAGTTAGGGCAGTGGATACGACCACACCCCATCCTACCCCCCCAATCCCCATAAAAAATCCGTAAACCCCACCAAGTATTTGCGACACAAAATAAAAAGAGGTCTATAGTGGGCAAAACAACCAAGCCTCCAAAACGCACGCCAGAGGAGATTTTAGCAGAAGTACAATCACCAGCAGGATTCGCAAAACATGTACTTGGACTTGAGCTATATGATTGGCAACGAAAGGTTTTACGCGACCTGCAAGACAAAGATTGTCGAGTTGCACTCAAAGCAGCGAACGGATCAGGCAAGACCAGCACAGTCATCGCCTCCATTTTAATTTGGCATGCGTTCTGTTTTAAGGGAAGCATAGCTACGACAACCGCTGGCGTTTGGAGGCAGGTCGAGAAACAATTGTGGCCTAGCCTGCGTAAACACATTGCGCGAGTGGGTGGAAATTGGGAAGTCACATCAGGCGAAATCCGCTACATATTTCCAGATGGCACGATGAGCAGGATCGTTGGGTATAGTGCGACAGATCCAGGTCGAGCGGAAGGGTTCCATGCCGACGACCATGACACCATGCCATTGCTAATTGTGGTGGACGAAGCCAAGTCAATTCCTGATCCGCTCTTCGAAGCCTTGTGGCGTTGCCAACCAACTCGCGTATTGCTCGCTTCCAGCCCTGGTGCAAGCACAGGCGCGTTCTATCGCGCATTCACCAAGGAATCTGCGATGTGGAAGAAGCACACAGTGACAGCATTCGACTGCCCTCACATCACTAGGCAACAGATCGACGAGGTGCTACAGCGATATGGCGAGAAACATCCACTCACTCGTTCCATGGTCTACGGCGAGTTCGTGGATATCGGATCGGAAAGCTTGGTCATTAATTACAACTCACTCCAGGGATGCCAGAACAGCCCACCTGACTTTAAGCCTGGTAGCAGGACCGCTGGAGTAGACTTTGCAGCAGGTGGCGATTGCAACGTCCTGTGCATTCGAGATGGCAACAAGATCTTGCCGATCATCGCATGGCGCGATAAGGACACGATGGCAGCTGTTGGCAAGTTCATTGTGGAGTTCAAGAAAGCTGGATTAAAGGCAGAGGACATCTATGCGGACGCGAGTGGTTTGGGCATGCCGATGTGCGATGCTTTGGCCGAGGCTGGGTGGAGAGTGAACAGGGTAAACTTTGGTGGCACGCCGAACGATGCGGATGCCTATACAAATAAGTCAGCAGAGATGTGGTTTAACATGGCCAAGAAGATTGGGGATCGCGAGATCATACTTCCAGAGGACGACGACGAACTTATGGCTCAATTGACCTGTCGCAGGACTGTGACCAACAGCAGGGGTAAACTTGGAGTTGAGTCCAAAGATTCCCTGCGAAGCAGGGGCATTGCCAGCCCTGACCGAGCGGATGCATTGGCATTGTGCCTAGATGGTGGTAATATCCGTTGGGACTTGACTTTCCCTACAGAACGTCCAACTTGGAAGACGTTAAACCAAATGATGGAGTCGCACGACCCTGTCATGGCAGGTTTTGACGCAGGAGGATAAACTATGAATATTTGGAACTGGATTACCGCAAACTGGACTAGCATCGTTGCTGCTATTGGTGGCATCGTTTTGTCCGCTCGTATTATTGTTAAGCTGACACCAACCCCAGCTGATGATTCGATTCTCGAAAAGATTGTAAACTTCTTAAAGTCTGTCGGTTTAAAAATCGACTAATTATTTGTGCTGCGTGCGCTCCTTGAGATCATCGCAGCTGTCTTTCGCATCATTCCAAGCTGGAAAGAAAAGCGAGTTCAAAACATCGAAGGTGAATGGAAACATAACCGCGATGCTATTGAGCGTGATCTTCGCGGTGAATCTTGGTGGTTGCGCAACAACGACACCAGTAACCCACACAACAGGGATAGTTGAGGAATTGATGAAAGATCCTACCTATACTGAAATTCGTCGCGGAACTCCTGGTACTCGCGAATGGGCAAGGAAAGCCTTGAATGCTGTGAATGATCTTTCATACGAACTGAAGACCGAGAGGAACAAATAAGATGCCGATTACTGAAGACAAATACAATCGTCGCGCGGATTACCATAAGCGGATCATTGACTGCTTGAACCAGCGCGAGACTTGGGAGAACCGCCAGCGGTTGTTCTACCAAGCTCGCTACTTTGGGGTTCGTCGTAAGACCAAGCCATGGCCTACCGCTGCCGACCTGCACGTTCAGTTGATTGACACAGCTATCGAGCGTCTCAAGCCATCTTTCGTCAACAGCGCGATTGGCAACGACATTCTTTCCAGCTTTGTTCCAATGCGAGCGCAGTTGACTCCGATTACTGTGACAGCCGAGCGTTGGTTTGACTACAAGATGCGCGAACAAACAAATTTCCAGAAAGAAATTGTTTCAGTAATCGATAACTTGCTTCTCTATGGTCGCGGTGTTGCAAAAGTAATTTGGGACGATCAAACCAAGCGGATCAGCTTCGAAGCCATTGATCCTTTTCATTTGATCGTTCCTCAGTACACAAAGGAATTGAAAGATGCTGACTTTATTGTCCACATCATCTCGACATCAGTCGACACCTATAAGACAAATCCTCTCTACAAGCAGGACGAGAACTTCATCAAGCGTATCGCTGGAAAGCCGAACAACTCGGTTGGACTGCGCAGCGAGATTCAAGATGAGATCTATCGTCGCGAGGGAATAACGCAAGAAGCCGAGAATGATAGGATTATCTTGTGGGAAATGTACACTCCGTCGAAGGACGGATGGTTGGTGGAGACGTTCTCACCTCTAGCGGTTGACGAGAACGTAAGAAAACCATTCACTCTACCATACGAACACGGAGAACCTCCGTTTGTTGACTTCCCCTATGAAATCACAGGTGGCGGTTGGTATAGTCCAAGAGGCGTGGCCGAGATCCTGCTCCCCAGCGAGAACCTCTGTAATAAGCTCAAAAATTCCCTAAGCGACTACGTGGAGCTTGCCAACCGCCCTGTTTTCGAAGCGCAGAATCCGATCTCGCTCAACACAGCGAATCTGAAGATGCAACCTGGTCAGATCCTTCCGCAAGGATTGAAACCTGTCCAGTTCAGCCAACCTCCATTTGACTTCCAGCGATTGATGCTCGAAGAGCGTCAGCTGGCAGACAATCGGATGGGTAGCAATGATTTTGGTTCTGGCTCGCAGTTTAATTCTCAAGACAGGAAGACAGCTGCCGAGATTCAGGCGATGCAGGGTCAGGCTGCTGCTTCTGGTGATTTACGGAATCGTATATTCCGAATGAGCTTGGCTCATCTATTCCGTCAGTGCTGGGCATTATACGTCCAGTACGCGAAGGAAGATTTGATGTTCCGCTATGCTGACGACACTGGCCAGATGGTTCCTGAGGGAATTCATGAGCAGTACTCGATTGAGCCGAAGGGCGGATTGGACTTTGTAAATCGCCAGTTTGCATTGCAGAAATCTGTGGCTCGGATGCAGATGTTCCAAAATAATCCTTACATCAACCAAGGCGAGCTGGTAAAGTCAGTGCTTGAACAGGACGATCCGAGTCTCGTCAGAAAGCTATTTACAGACCCGCAAGCTGGATCAGGCGATCAGGCTGAAGATCAGGCGACAGAAATTGCGACCATGCTGGCCACAGGATTCCCTGTCGCGATTAAGCCTAGCGATGATCACAAAGCGCACATATCGGTTCTATTCGCATTTAATCAGGCTGCACAAGTTAGGCAGCAGCCAGTAGACCAGAGCGCAGTACAGGTTCTTATGGACCACTTGCAACAGCATTTAGCTGCGCTAGAACAAACTGATCCGAATACCTCTAGGGCTATTCAGAAACAACTTCGTGATGCAGCTGCTGGGCAAGCTAAACAGCAAGAACAGATGGCAGCACAACAACAACAACTCCAACCACAAGTAATGTAATATGGCAACCAAGAAAAATCTTAAATTAAGCAAACCACAATTGAAACAGCCTGATATGGCTCCGATTGATGCAGTGCGAAATCCTAATTTTCCAACAGCATTGGCACAGCAAGATTATATGAATAATCTAGCTCAATCGCTTGAAAACTATCAATCACAAAATTATCCTACTGGAGGAACTGCAGAATTCGCACCCAATCCAAATGTTCCAAACTTAATGCCAATTGGTGGACTTGGTATCCAGCAAGGCTCAGAAGAACAAAGAAGAATGGCATTGAATCAAGGGGTACCATCAGGTAGCGGAATGGGCGGACAAATTCCAACTCCAAATATGCCACAAAACAAAATGGCAGATTTTAATAACCTCCTTCAGCAAGGCATGCAACGGAATCAAGATTTCAACCAAGCAGCGCAAAACTTTGCAGGCATGGGCGGACCACAGAAAAGCTTTTCGCAGGTAGCTGGCGGAATTGGAAAGATGAACCGTATGCCTAAACAGCTTCGTCCGAATTCAATTGCCCCTAGCAATCAAAAGTTAATTTAAGCTTTGACTTTGTCGGTATAATCGCTTGTATTCATGGGATGGAAGTCCCAGTAATGCGCGATGCATTTCAGGCTGAAGGATTAGCTAAACTTTGTAAATGGGCAAACCAGAATGGCGCACTTGGAAAGTGCGTTGAAATTGGTTCTTATAGCGGAGAGGGTACTGTCGTATTGGCTGATCACTTCAAAGAAGTATTGGCAGTAGATCCATGGGAGAATGGGTACGATCCGAATGATGTGGCAAGCCACCAATGCCCAATGGAAGATGTTTTTAATGCTTTTACAGAAAGAACAAAGGCTAAAGGCAACGTAACATTTTCTCGCGGTAAAAGCCTAGATGCACTTGAGTTTATTTCCGATGGATCGCTTGATCTTGTCTATGTGGATGGAGATCATCGCTACGAAGGCGCACTTGCTGATATTAAAGGGTGGCTTCCAAAGCTCAGAAATGGCGGATGCATGACTGGCCATGACTTTAGCTTTCCAACAGTAAGGCAAGCACTTTCAGAGACTTTTAAAAGCGATTACCTTGCGCTATTTCAAGGCGATAGCTGGGGGTACATAGTATGAGAAAAATACGTGCAATTTTAGCTTTTATCCGCCACCAAGAGTGGGTTGACGAGCCTAAGTGGGAAGCTGAGGACGAGCGAGCATTAACAGGATTCCTTAGTACGCTTGCTGGCAAGAAACTCAGCCTTATCCTACTTAACCTTACTTTACGCCAAAATGCCTCTGCTGTAGAGAAAGATGCGAACTCACTTGCAGAGGCTTGCGGATATGCTAAAGGTTTCCGTGGTTGTGTCGCGACGATTGAGTCGTTATGCAGCCCCAAACAAAACTCGCCCATCCTAGACAGCAGGGATGGGGTCGATGAATCTGCTGTCAACTAACCTACGCCATAGAATGACTCCCTGTGGCGCGGTGTAAGAAAGGGTCAACATGGCTGATTCCAAAGAACCGACTGAACTTGACATGCTGAAGATGGCTGCAGCATTTGACGCTGGGTTAACTGAAATACCAGAAGATAATGTTGAAACTACTGAGGCGGTTGAGCAGGATGTTGAAAGCAGTGATAACTCGGAGACACCTGCGACTCCAGAAGATGCCGAAACTAAATCCTCATCGAACGATGGGGTGGTAGATGAAGTCCCTAAGACTGAAACTACATCAACAAGCTCTTTAACAACGCAATCTGATGAACCCAAGTCAGAGTCAGCTTCCGAAAAGAAGCAAAGCAAGTACCAAAAGGCACAATCTCGACTCGCAAAAGAGTGGGAAGATGTCAAAGCGGAACGTGCAAGACTCCAAGCTGAAAGGGAATCTATTGAAGCAGCCAAGACTGCAAGGTCTAGTCAAGAAACTGCTCCAACAGAAGCAAAGGCAAGTTCTAGCAAGTTTAGCGCGGATGACTATCGCGAAGCAGCAAAAAGCTATCGTGACGAAGGCCGTGATGATCTTGCAAAACTCGCTGAAAGCAAAGCCGAAGAAATTGAGACTGCTGGCAGGAAAGAGAACGAGCATAAGGCGCAGGCAGAATGGAAAAATGCCTGGGATCAAAACCTTTTGCGAGAAGTCGAAGCGAATCCAGAATTAAAGGATTCTTCGACAAATCTCTATAAAGCTGTCTCAACTCTACTACAGCAACACGCGATTCTTAGGAACTATCCTAACGGAATCAATGATGCGGTAGGATTGGCAAAGCTTAAACTCAAAGCGGACGCTGCCTCTGACTTGGAAAAGAAGATTGCAAAGTATGAGTCCGAAGTGACTCAACTTAGAAAGGCAACGACACCTGCAAGCGGTCAACCATCTGGCCCTGCTCGCGTCAAAGCTTTTCACGAACTCTCCTCGGAGGAGCAAGGACGTGAACTGCTTCGAATGGCAGCAGAGGCGGATAGATCGTAACAGACTAGTTGTTTAAAAGGAAAATAATACAATGGCTTATGTAACTACTGGCGGATCTGTGTCCTCACAGTTCCAGACGTACTTCTCCAAGATGCTCTTGGAACGTGCGCTCCCGCTCCTACAAATGGAGCAGTTTGCAATGAAGGTGGCGTATCCTTCGAAAACTGGCGGAAATAAAACCATCAAATTCTTCAAATTTGATAATCCCGCAATTGACAAGATTGTCTCACTCTCTGAAGGAACGACTATTAGCGATGGATCTGATCAGCGTCAGCTGACTCTGTCCACTGTTGACGCGACTCTTCAGCAGTACGGCAGCCAAATCGTTCTCACGGACGTTCTCTTGGCAACCGAATTGTTTAACCACCTCGCCCAGGCCACCAAGCAGTTGGGTGAAGACGCTGCTCTGCACGCCGACACTCTGTGTCACCGCGCGCTGATCCAAGACTCTTCCACCTCGACTGGAACAGGCATTGCCACGAAGAGCTATGCTCGTTACGCGCAGAACAGCACGAACGGCACGACCTTCGCGACCAGCTCTGTTGCTAACAGCGCAATCACCTCCACCGACTTGCTCGATGGTGTAACCGCATTGTTCATCAGCCGTGCGCCTAAGATCAAGGATTCTTACGTCCTTGTCGCTCACCCTGCGGTCATTCGTGACCTCCAGCAGGATGACGATTGGTTGAAGGTTTCGAGCTACTCGAATCCTGATGCCATTTTCAAGGGTGAAATCGGTTCGCTATTCGGCTGTAAAGTCATTTCCAGCACCAACGTCCAGCGTTTTGCTACTTCTGGTTCTGGTGTTGCTGATACGACTAATTCGACTGGAGTTGTCTATGGCAACTTGCTCTTGGGTGGAAACGCTTTCGGCGTTCCTAACCTCAGTTCAATCGTTGCAAATGGATCGCCCTTCTCACCGAAGGTCACCATCCTTGATGCTGCCGATAAATCCGATCCGTATGGACAACGCGTTGTTGCGTCCTTCAAGACGTTCTACGCTGCCAAACAATTGGATACTACGTTCTTCCGCGCGATCTTCGCGAAGTCGAACTACAGCTAAACAATTAAATGGGAACCCTAGTAATCGCTATGGGTCCTCGGAAAACTGGGGAGGATAAAACCTCCCCAGCATCTTCCAACGGAGGTCAAATGCACGAAGGAATGAATAATAGCGGTGACATGAAAATGCCACAAGGCATGGTCATGTTGCCTGTATCGATGCTTGAAGTTAATGATGGCGGAGATGCTGTTCCTCCTTCTGAAGGTGATCACGTTGAACTCAGCGGTGTTGTCCATATGGTTAAGAATGGAGTCGCTCACATCAAAGTTAATGACGCTATGATGGAAGGTGAATCCGATAATAATCAGCAAGACAACATGTCTGAAGAGGACAAAATGCGCGCTTTGGCTCAGAAGGCAGACGAGGAGAACTACAGCTAATGCCGATTTACCAGTACACCGATACCAGAAATGGTTCAGTCGTTGAACTGGAAAAATCAGTAGCTGAAAGGGACTCAGTCCCAAAGTATCTCAAGCGGTTTGCTGTACCACAGCGTTTGGCTCTTGTTGGTGTTGGCGAACCCCTCGACAACCCACTTGGGACAAATAAAACAAATATTATGAAGGGGTACTACAAACAAGAACAAAAGCTTGGGAGTAGATTTAAAAGCGAGTTCAGCGCGGATCAGGTGAAACGTGCCTGGAGTCGAAAAGGAGATTAAGAATATGGCAAATGAATTTGCACGAAGCCCACGGAAGGCAAAAGGTAAAGCTATTAAATTTGATAGTTCTAACCAATCTGTGGTTTGGGATATTACAACCCTAGCAACAACTGGAACCTTTGGCTCTGCTGCAGCTACAGCGAATGGCTTGACCATTACTGTTAACGGTACGAACTACAAGATTCCATTGTTTACTTCACCCTAATGTCACGCGCATTAGATAAATTCCAAGGTCAATACGGATTTTCCGTAGGGACACAAGGAACAGCTCCTGCTGGCTACTGGGCGATCCAGATGCTTGCAGATACCACGTTTAGCACGATTAGTGGTAAATTCGATGGTACTCTGACAGGCGTTACGATTGGCTCTGGCAATATCATCTACGGCGAGTTCAACAGCTACACGGCTGGAACTGGCCGAGTGATCGGCTACATAGCTGGTTAATTATATTAGCAGTCATACCGCCAAAGGTTCTATCCCTTGGCGGTTGATTGCATTGTGATTCTATGCCAAGATTATCTTTAGGCCTAGGCGTGCAATCTATTCGCAAGATTAATAGTGGCGGAGGAACACCACCATTTGGCCTACCAGCACAAATTATAGTTTCTGGAGCTGGAATTGCAAATGGAACATACACAAAAACAACTTTAGCTGGAATTTATACACCAGCATCAATAGGTGGAACATATAACTATCTATTAGCAGCAGGAATTTTCTATATTACATCACCTGGTAATACAAACTTCAATGGCGATTATGCTGGGAATGATTGGGTTTTAGCCACTGGAAACGATTCGGCCACAATTTATTCAGAAAATACAAGCACGGATGCAAATAATGTTCCTACAACTGGATGGTCTCCATCAATTACAATTGCAGCAGCGTAATATAATACTATGCCAAGATTATCATTAGGATTGGGAGTACAGAACTCGCGAAGAATTAAGAGTGGAGGAACTGCTCCATTCTCACCATCCAGCGTATCTGGATTATATTTATGGCTTAAGGGTGATGCTGGCCTTTCAACAACCCCGCAACAATTCATAAGCCAAATCGTATTAAGTAATTCTGGAACACCAGAGGTTGATGGAACATATACAAGGGCGTCTGGTGGGCAAACCAATTTTACTGGATCAAATGGACTCAGTATAGAATACAGTGAAACTGTGGATGGTAATTTGAGATTTTTTGTATTATTTGAAGGCGATACAATGTATTCTATTGATATATTATATGATACAATAATTCAAATAAATATTTCAAATGGAGCATCGCCTGCACCCACGTATTCAACAACCTTAAGTCAAACAGGGAACACTCTTGTAACGGCATGGCAAGATCAGAGTGGAAATGGAAACAATACATCAAATATTATTGATGTTATAACTGGAACAAAAAATTCAAAAACAACTGTAATTTTTAATGGGTCAGCATCAGAACTAACCCTTGGTAATCTATTTTCTGAATTTACTGCGATGTCATTCTTTGCGACTTGGAAAATTACGAATGTTGCAAACGGAGGTATTCTTGGAACGGACAATTATTCAAACTTTGAGATTGCGTCAATAAATGATGTAACACAATACACACTTACAAGAATCAATTCTGCACCGCAGACAGCTGGTTTTATTACAAACGGATGGTGGGATAATGCAACTTGGGTAACATCATCATTTAGAATTGATGACTCAGTTTTTGGTGAGGCCAGAAAGAATGGATCAACTACTGGAATTACAACTAATAATAATTTAATAACTCTGCCATTCACGACAGACACAGTAAATTATAGACTTGGAAGATATGCAGCTGATGCTGGAAGTTATTACGGAAATTACGAATTGGCCGAGCTTGTTATATATAATCGCCTGGTTACACCTACCGAGCGTCAGCAAGTCGAGACGTATCTAAACACAAAATATGCGATTTATTAACTCACTCTTGCTTTGTTTTGTGCTATCTTCATGTTCACAAGATAAAGATATGCAAGAATATACATTAAAATATACAAACTCACCAACCATGGGTGATGCAGCAAGAGCTGCAGGTGAAATGCCATTTTAAACCATGAGCGAAGACCAAGTTTGGAACATGGAGGTTAGGCTCGCTAGGATGGAAGAACGTCAGGTTCAGCTTTACGCTATGGTCGAGAGGTCACTTGCAAACTACGCAGACATTGCTAATAAAGTTAATGCGCTGGAGCATCTAAGGACTAAGATACTAGCCCTCTCTGGCGTTATTGGACTTATATGTTCCATGGCCTGGGACGTAATCAAGAATAGGAATAACTAGGAGAAAATATGCCGAATTTTACAGCAGGAACAACATTTGGTGCGAATGATACAGTAACCAATACGAAGCTAAACAATTTAATTGCTGATGCTACAATTAACCCTGAGTGTGCATTAAGCATTAACTCTGGAACTATTGGAACGCTTTCTTGCACCAGAGGAACAGTTCAAACACTTACAGCAGACACACTTACTGGAACTCTTACTGGCGGAACCTATTCTGGATCCATTGGCACGGCAAGGAGCTTGACAGCAGGAACAATTCAAACATTAACCGCAAGCACTCTTACTGGAACTCTTACAGGAGGTACATATACTGGGTCATTTGGAGGATCGCTTGGAACTTCATGCAATTTTACAGCTGGAACAATTGGTACTCTTATTGGAACAAATAACGCAACAATTGCTGGGATAACAATTGGTACAGGTGCAGGTGGATCATTTAATACATCATTAGGTCAATCAAGCCTTGGAAGCACAACTACTAATGGAAATGAAAATACTTCAGTTGGATATCTTTCAATGCGTTCAAATACAACTGGATTATCAAATTCAGCATTGGGTTATTTTACATTATATAGCAATACAACTGGTAGTGTAAATTGTGCTTTTGGGAAATATTCACTATATTCAAATGTAAGTGGATCTGATAATTCTGCATTTGGATACGCTGCATTATTTTCAGCTGCAACCACTGGTAGCAGAAATTCTGCATTTGGATCAAATGCTCTATATTTATCAAGCGGATCTGCAAATACTGCTGTTGGATATAATGCATTAAGCTCAAATGCTGCTTATGTTAATTCAACTGGACTTGGAGCAAATGCAGCAGTTGCTGGAAACAACCAGGTTCAACTTGGAGATTCTGCAACAAGGGCATATGCATATGGAGCCGTGATTGACAGGTCGGATATTCGAGATAAGACTGACGTAAAAAATACAATTCTTGGACTTGAATTTATAAAAGAATTGCGTCCTGTGGATTTTAAGTGGGACATGCGTGAAGACTATAAACCATCCTTTGATAAAGATGCAGATCCAGAAATATATAAACTTGCAAATATTACGCATGATGGAAGCAAAAAGAGAAATCGTTATCACCACGGATTGATTGCCCAAGAAGTTAAGGAAGTTATTGATAGGAATGGAATCGATTTTGGTGGCTATCAGGATTATAAAATTAAAGGAGGAGATGACGTTCTTGGTATTGGATACACTGAACTCATTGCTCCAATGATTAAAGCAATCCAACAACTTTCAGCTAAAGTCGACAGCCTAGAAGCACAATTGGCCAGCAAATGACACTCACCGAAATCGCTCAGTTTGCAGGCGAAAAGATCGGCAAGACCGATGCTGACACGCTCACGTTTCTAAAAAAGTCAGCAGCTTTAAACTATCGGCGCGTTTGGAACTTTGCTCCTTGGCGCGAGACAATTACGAATTCGACGTATGCAATTACAGATATTGGACAAGTTATTATTTCTGGAGCTGGAACAATAACTTCAAATGGAACTTATTCAAGAACTTCTGGAGGAACTGGAAACAATTTTACAGCTTCAAATGGAAATTTCATACATTGGTCTGTTCCATATAATCAATGGTCATTATATGATGTAAATGCTGGAATTGATGATTTCTATCTAAGCACTGATTTAGTAAATTGGTCAGAAATTGCTGGAGCAGCACCAGCTCCAATAGGAATTACAACATTGCTACGAACAGTAACACTTGGAACAAATGTTGAGGCTCCTCTTTCCATAGCATGGGGTGACGACGAACTTACTCCGATGGATCTAGCAACAATCATATCCCAAGACGCAGATTTGCTTGATCAAAACAGAACTGGGACACCGCAAGCATATTACTTTAAGGGACGCAACTCTTCTGGTGTTGCTCAAATTGATGTTTATCCAACACTTAATACAACCAGCACAACCACGTTAAAAGTTATCGAAAAGCTACAATGCCTTACTCGCTCAAACTACGTTGTAGATTTCCCACCATCCACAAATGCCCTTGCCGATGAACTTCGACTTCCACATGTCAGCCATGTTGTATTGGCCTTAACACATGCAGATGCGCTTGAGCGCGAGCGTCAGTATGGGAAGGCACAACTTGTTGTTCAAACTGCCAATACCGATCTTTCGTCTATGGCAAACTACGAATTGAGCCAGGTTGGTGGAATGAAGCAAATCACTCCATCTCCACTTGGTGAACTTGGTTTAGAAGAGATCATCTAAAGCCATGCCGTACTTCACGGATGCAACAGATGATGTTTTGTCGGTAGCTGTCACGCCAAGTTTTGATGGTGGGCAGGTATCAGGAATTACTCCTAATTTAATCGCAGATAACGCAGCCTCTGAGCTGTTGAACATGACCATTTCGCCCAATGGCAACCTTCAAACTCGCCAAGGTATTGAGACAGTTTCAACAAGCCTTTCTACAGCAAGCACAGTGCAAGGGATGTTCTATTTTGATACACCTGATATTGAAACAATTATTCTTGGTTCAAATGGAACTCTTTATAAATATAATACTGGATCAAGCACATTTTCCTCAACTGGAGGAACATTTGTAAATTCTACAAATCAACTTGAATTTGCGCAGCTAAATAATAAATTGTTCTGGGCGGATGGTAATAGTTATTTGCAATTTACGGATGGAACGGATAATCATCGCCAGGGTACTAGCGTTGCGTCAATTACTGTGACGAATAGCGGAGGTGGATATAATAGTGGAACTCCAACAGTAACAATTGGTACACCAACTGCTGGATATGGCACAAGAGCTACTGCAACTGCCGTAATGCATAACAATACAGTTGGAACAGTACTTGTTACATATGCTGGATCTGGATACTTAACAGCACCATCAGTCACATTCAGCGGAGGCGGTGGAAGCGGAGCAGCAGCCACAGCTGTAATTTCAACACAGCTTGCCCCTACTGGCCTTCGCTTAATCAAATCATTTACAAATCGTCTATTTGCAGTAGGCACAGGCGAGGATCGCAACACTCTTTACGCCTCTGACATTCTCGATCCAGAGATATGGAATACCACAAATTCAATTATTGTGGGTGGTGACGATGGTGAAGATATTATTGCAATCCAGCCTTTCTACGGATTCCAGATCATCGTGTTCAAGAGAAACAAGATCTACCTGGTTGATGTCACGCCAAGCACAACGACTACATCAGGAACGAGCGTGTTGTCGCTAACCAATAGCGCAGCCGAATGGACAGTTCAAACTATTTCAAATAGGATCGGATGTATCGCTGGTAGGTCAGTTGCACTTGTAAACAAGGATGTATTTTTCTTGGCTAATGACGGAATAAGGTCAATTTCAAGATCGATGGCTGATAATTTCTCAACAGTTGGCCTAACAATAAGCGAGCCAGTTAAGGATGTCATTGCAAGGATAAATAGGAGTTATATTGCTACATGCAATGCAGCATTCCACAATAACCGCTATCTACTTGCATTACCATTAGATTCTGCAACCAAACCAAGCCACATATTGGTTTATAACTCAATCTTCAATTGCTTTGAAGGCTTATGGGAAGTAGCAGCAGCAAGGATGGTTGAGACAAGCTTTAGCTCTGGATTCTCAACAAACACAATTAAACTTTGCATAGGCACAACCAACTCAAGGGTTGGGCATCTTACGGATTACAAGGATTCAGATTCAGTTGACATCAATACAGGGTTTCAAGATTTTGGAACTGGCTATACAAGTAGGATAACAACAAAGGCATATGAATTTGATGATCGTTTTGCCCTCAAGTACGGATCGCACTATGAGGTTGAATTCTTTAACTCTGGATCTACAAACGCAACTATAAGCATGCGTAGGGATACGGATGGAAATGATATTATTCTTGGAACTAATGTTGACACAACATCGCCTGACGGATTGACGCTTCCATTTACGCTCCCATCCACACTAAGCGCGAGGGTTGTTAAGCGCAGGGCAGATAGCCTTAGATCTTACGACAAATGGCGCAATATGAAGCTTAAAATTGAAGCTGCTAGCAGGAAACTTTCCATTCGCGGAATCATCATGGCAGCCAACCCAGACACAATTCAGATTCAACAGAATATATGACCCAGGTAGAATTTCTTGAGGAAAGTGGACTTGTTGAAACAATGTGGCCGACTTTTAAAGATTGGGTACATTGGTTTGACAATAAAGGACTTATGGCAACCGCAAGATCAAAGGATGGAAATATTCAAGGGGTAATGTTGGCAAGATGTATACCTAAAGGAATAAGCCCAGATCATTATGTACACGATGAGTCAGGCGAAGACATATTTGTTGACTTGTGTGCTACTAGTGGTATTAGAAATGCTGAGTTGGTTGATCCACTCAAATGCTTGATATTGATCTTTTTTGATCGATTCGGACCACGCAAGCGAATAACTTTTAAACGGCTCGGAAAACCAAAGGAATATGATTATATGAAGTTTGTAAGAAAGGCGATGGTTTAATATGGGAAGTGGTGGCGGAACTCCATCTGCTCCTCCTCCTCCGAATCCTGTGGAGGCAGCAAAGGCTAATAATCTTTATTATAGGTCATCCCTTGAAACATATCTTCAGACTCAGCCTGAGGTTGCGGATCTTGAACAGCGGATTAGGGAAAAATATGGCCCTCGCCAGCGCGCATTAGATAGGGAAATGGCAGCTCTTGACTTGCAGAAGTCAGCACTTGCACAGCTCCAGGTTGAACGTGAACAGGGTCCACAAAGGTCGCTTGAGCAAATGAGGAGACAATTTGAACTTTCTCCAAATGCATTTGCAACACAGCAAGCACTTGGCCAACAGGCTGCACTTCAATTTCAAAGGTTATATGGCACTTCTCCGATGGAAGCTGTTCCACTTAATGTTCAGAAGAATGCTGGTGTTCCTCCAATCGATTATATTTCTTAATTTTAAATTTTAAAATGAACGCAAGACAATTATTGGCACTCCAGAATCAGTATTTGGCAGCTGGAGTAAAGGATGCATCAAGCTACAAAAATAAGAATGATCTTGATAAGGCATTAATAACTCAAGTATATAATTTAAATCCTTCTGATTATTCAGGTAAAAAGGGTTACAATGTTGCAGCAGCACAAGCCCAATATCAATTTGACCTTCCTAAAATTGAGAAATCAACAAAGGCTCCAGAAACATTCTTTGAGGCTGTAAATAATTATTCTACTGCATTGGCCAATGCACAGAAACTTGGCGCACAAAATATTGGCGCAGCAGATCTTGAGTACCTACAATCCAAAGCAAAAGAACTAAGGGATTTCAAGTCAAAGGATTTGGGTCAGGCTGCTCTTGATATTATTGATAATTCCCAACTTGCGATTGATGAAATTTTAAAAGTATCAAATCAAAAAAAATTAGTAGAGACAAAATCAAAGACTGCCAAAGGCAAAGCAGATATCGGTGTTCTAAATACTGAAAAAGAAAAGCTTCAAAGGGTAACGCAAGAAGCCAATCAGCGCGCTCCAACGTACATAGAGTCTTTATCCAGATTCAATCTCAGTGACATTACTCCAAATTTAGGCAAGTCATCAACTGCTGCCACAGATGTTAACGCTGCCCTTGCAAAGCTAAAATCTGGCGGAGTTGTCCCAACTGGCGGACTTGCTGGTGAACTTAATGTAAATGTAGCAGATCAACAAATTCTTGACGATATCAATACTGGAACAAAGGCTCAATATAAAAGCTTTTACGATACTGCAACTTCAGCTGCGACCGATCTACAAAGCCAGCTCACCCAAGCAAATCAATTCATAGCTGGATTGCCAGCTGGAGATAGGCGAAAAATTGATGCGCAGAAAACAGCTGATGACTTATCATCAAAATTGGCACAAGCTCAGAAAGATGCGCTTGATGCAAAAGATCTTTACGATAACTATAAACCAATTTCTGGTGAAACAGCAACAAAAGCTGTAGCAAATTTTAGAAAGACATTAGTCCTTCCTGAGGAAAGGACAATGAAGCAGATTGATGCAATTGATCCTACAATTGGTTCAACTGTAAGAACTCTTTCCGATAAATACAAGGCAATGGCGGAAGCTCCAATTGGAGAAACCACAACCGCGCAAACTGAGGAACTTAGGAATACGATTGAGCAGGAAGCGTTAAATCAATTAAAGCTTGGATCTACACTTGGTGCTGACGAACTCCGTCAATACCAACAGGCAGCTCGTGCTGCCCAGACTGCTCGCGGTAACATATTTGGTGTTGCGCCTGCCGTTCAGGAAGCAGTGGAAACTGGTGCTGCTGGAGAGGCTCGCAAGCTTGCAAGATTCGGAGCAGCATCGCAATTTCTTTCTTCAGGTGAAACAACTGGTGCTGCTCAGGCTAGAGATGTTGGGCTTCGCAATGCTCTTGAGCAGAGCAGACTTGGCGCAGCACAGCAATTTATTGCGTCTGGTCCTACCTTCTACAATCTTTCATCGCAAAGATTGAAAGATCAACAGAACATGTTGAATAATTATTTGGCTGCATCAACCCCCAACACAACTGGTGGATTCACAACAACTCCAACAGCAAATGTTGGATATCAATATGTAAATCCAAATGCAGGCTTCCAGGGAGCACAGAATGCTTCCAATATATATGGAACTATGGCTGATATTTATCGCACAGGAACTCAATATGCGCTTGGATCGCAAGGGCAATCTGGTGCATCTACATTCGCCCAGATCGCTGGTGGTGCTGGAAATATTCTATCTCCATTTATGAGCGCATTTAAATCATACTCGCTAGGTGGAGCTGTATAACATGGCCGATCTAGTTCAGTTCGGACCATTTACTGTTTATAAAAGCCCAGCCTACGAAGAGGCTGTCAGGCAAAAGCAGGCTGATGAAGCTGCAACAAGGGAATATAATAAAGTAAGGCTTGATTTAACTCGCAATGCGCTTGAGGAAGCCATCCGCAAGCAGGAATACGAAAAGAGTCCAGAGGGTCAAGCTGTACTAAGGACTGAGATTGATAAAGCAAATCTTGCTGTTGAGAATGCCAGACTTGATAAAGCCAAGAAGGAGCTGGAGCAATTAAAGGCATCTCCTGAATATGCACCTGTTGAGGCTGCTCGTTTAAGTGGTCTTAAGAATGAGCTTGAGAATCAACTTGCAACTCAGAATGAGCTTGCTACATCAGCTGGCGAGAGAGTCAAGAATCTTCAATCTGCATCAGCCACACTTCCAGAAGGTGTAGCTGGTCCTGTCATGCAAAGGGATATGGCAACTCAAATGATGCGCCCTGCTCTTGAGCTTGAGGCCGACATGCGCAAGAGAGCAATTGGAACAGAGGCTGCACAGGCTGCGACTAATAGGCAGCTTGGAGAGTTGGTTGGAACGCTTCCAGTGCCAGAAGGATTGGGGGGCGGAACAGTTCCATCAACAGCGAATATCGGATCAATATATCAGCAGAGATTAGAGCAGCTGGTTCCGATGAAAGCCAAGGCGATATCTTATATTAATTCATTTCCAGAAGGCTCACCAGAACGCATGGCTGCCGAGCAGACGATTGGGAAAATGTCTGGATACGAAGATGCGCAGACAAAAAAGATCGCTCAGAATGCACTCAAGATCCCTGGACTTGAGGGAATGGCAAGCAGCGAGAAATCTGCAAATGAAGTTCGAGGACTTGTTCCAAACTTTGTTTCCTCTGTTGGAGGAATTGATGAGCTTCTTGATCTTGGCAATCAAGTGCGAACAAGTGATGTATATGGAAGAGCAAAACTTATGGCTCGCGCAGATGCAGTTAGGACAGCTCTTGCTGGACAAATGCGTATTGCAATTGGCGGACCTGGCACAATGACGCAGGAAGATAGGAATGTGTTGATGACAGCAATCGCAGATCCTACTGCTGTTATTAACTTTGCTGCACCAGAAAGACTTGGCGAG